TCTGATGATTTCACTTTGACAGGTGCATTCACTATTGAGACTTGGCTTAAACCGGCAGGAACTGTACAGGCAGCATCTAAAACTTACACTACTATTGCGAGTAAGTGGACGCCCGCCGACCCAGAATATTGGTTTGGGTTTGTTGCATCTGGTGGACAACAGAATATAAGATTTTCTTGGGCCGATCAGACCAGTCAGGGAGATTCTAATAACCCGATTTTGAATTACCCTACCAATGACTTCGTAGATGGAAGCTGGGTTCATGTTGCAGTAGTTAGGACTACAGATGGGACTATCACCATGTATGTCAATGGTGTTTCGGTGGACTCTGTAAGTAGATCATTCACTCCAGCGCCCGGATCGACTTCTGAACCTCTTTATATCGGAAGTTATAATGCGGGCGAAGGTAACGCCGATTGGGAAGGATTAATATCAGATTTCCGTATAGTAAATGGCGATGCAGTCTACACTGCAAACTTTACTCCGCCCACGCAACCTTTACAAAAAATTGCAAATACAGTTTTATTGACTGCGAGAGGGGTGACTGAGAGTGGGGATGCTATTGCTGACGAATCTGATAGTAATCACGCGATTGAAACTAATTATGCTGTAGAAATTTTTGACGAAATGCCTTACACTAGTTAAGAATATGGGGGGTCTAGAACCCCCCTTTCTTTATGTACTGATAAATCTCTTTCCAGTTTCTAACTCGACGCACAGACCCATCAACTGTCCCTTCGTTGAATCGGTGTTTCATCAGGACAGACTCAAGACCCATCTCACTGCCAAGTATAACATTCTCTGTCTTATCTTCAACCCAGAGACACCCACTGTTGCGGTATGGTTCTAATGCCTCATTCTTGTCAGCACCAGTCTCTAAACAAACAAGTTTCTCGCAGAATGTTTCTCCGTATAACCTCTTAAGGTTTTCTTCCCTAGCCTTTACTGCATATGGGTTAGTACTCAAACTGGTAATTACATGGAAGACATAACCCAATTCTTCATGGATCTTACGAATGTACTTTACAGAGTCTCGTAGTGGAGGAATGTGCGCTATATTGACGCTCTCATTGAATTCTTTTACAAGTTTCCTACCTTCCCCTTTACTCAGTGCATATCGTTGACCGATATTATACTTGGTTTGGTAGTTTTCGGTTGTCTTGTAACCTCGTTCTTTCATCCACGCAGAAAAAGAGTGCCCCCAATCCAGAAGCACTCCGTCACAGTCTGTAAGAATTACTTTATATTTCACAATTCCTCAATAAGACAGTATTCAGTATGAATTCCGTCTACGATTGCTTCCCAAACCTCATCACCAAAAAACTTTGCTGCTTCGCAAGAAGTCTCAAAGACCTTCTCAACACCAGAGGTTGATATCTGAACAACGATTTTATTCTCCACTATGAATCTCCAAAACACGATAAAGACCAGTCACAATCAGTATGGCAGAGAACCCTGCCCAAAGAATGCTTTCTTGGAGAGTTAGAGTATCAACCTCTAACCCACCAGCGACACCAAGAACCAACAAAAGACCCAGAATAACTCGTATCATTAGTTAGCTCCCGTCCAAGTTGCGCCACCGAAGTTGCCTTCAAGGATGTTACCCCTTGAGAAGTTGCGAGCAGGAGCATTCCAACTTGCAGCCTTCAGAATGTCACCCTTCTTGAACTTTGCGTCCTTTTCGGTGTTGACGATGAAAGAGTGGACAGAATTTCCAGTGATGACTTTGATATACTTTTGACCATTCTTGGTCGCAAGTCCAGCAATGAACTCGCGAGCCATCTTGCCAGAAATCGCGTCTTCACTTCGTCCCGCAGCGCCGATCCACTGAGCGTAGTCTTCGCCGATGTGGTGGACATATTCTGCTAGTTCTTCTCTCATTTGGTATTTCCTCATCAATTTATGGTTATATTATACTAAAAATCCGCAACCCTGTCAAGGGCTTTTATGAATTAATTGGCATTAAAGTGGTAATTTGTGAAGAAAACTCTTCATTTTTTGCAATTTTCGCAAGTCGTTCTTCACGATATCCCAACGCACCTTCTCCCAAGAAAAGATCCCCCTTTGGGCCGCGAAACAGAGTCGCAAGAGACGCTTCTGAGTCTTTCTTTCTCTGTAGAGCGGAAAACTCTGCCTGTTCGAAGGTAATTTTACCCAGAGAAACGAAGTCTAGAAGCATATCTGAGAAAGGAACCTCACCATTTGATCTCCAGACAGTAAGACCCTCGACATGAACAGTCCGTTCAAATTTCTCTGGAATGGCAGTTTCCTTTTCTCCGGTAAATGTTCCAAACCGACTTCTTACAACCTTTTCACCGGCAATCTCTACTACGTTGGTCTCAAAAGTTTGCATAGACATAAATTCTCTCTCAATTGTTTATGTGTATATGCTACATGGCACTAAAGATAAATACAAGAACTTTTTTGTATCAAATTGTATCAAAATGTTACAAAATGTTTCAGAATTGTGGCCCGTCTGACAGGAGTCGAACCTGTAACCTACGGCTTAGAAGGCCGTTGCTCTATCCTATTGAGCTACAGACGGATATTTGGCTCCGCGAGTAGGGTTCGAACCTACGACCCAGTGATTAACAGTCACTTGCTCTACCTACTGAGCTATCGCGGAATGGTTCTATACGTCTACTTCGTAAACTGCGCTAAGGATATATTTGAGACTATCCATAAAAAGACTGCCTCGGATGATATGAGGATCTCTTCCCCATTTTTTACGATAAACATCGATGTAAATCTTTTTATAGATTTCAAATTCTTCTTCTCTAGTCATTCACTTGTTCCAATGATTTAACAGAATTGATTCTAAACGACTTCCAAGACTCAGACTCTAAATCCCATACAGACAGAGTTTCTGTATTTTGTTGGCGTTTCGCGGTTGCCCGACTGACATTAAATTCGGCTTTAGGCATAAACTTTTGAGATAGAGTACAGAGAAGTTTTCTCTGATCTCCATTGACTTTGGTAAAATCTACCAAGAACTTGCCTCTCTTGAGAGATAATTCAATTTCTTGTCGTGTTAAAGACTTCAAGTTAGTTCTAGTTGCCACCATTGCTCCTCTGGATAATGTCATTATTCATCTCCCTTTTCGGTCTCTACAGTCTTCTTAGAAGGCTGTTGCTTCTTGAAAGGACTACCCCAATACTCTCTGGCATTTACTTTGATATACCGAGCATTGGTTACGTTTTTGTCCGGATTGGGAACTGTAAGAACAACATTCTTACCTTTCTTCCATGCGTTGAGTTGGTTCATCGCACGTTGCATTGGACGATTAGGATCGCCTGCCCAGCGACTCCTAGATGGGCCCGCAGAAACCTTTGGGCCGGATGGGATATTTGCGGTCTTAGATCCGCCTTTTCCTTTTGCCATAATTTAAACTAAACTCCTGTCATAAGTTGTTGAGATTACCGTTGCTTGTTGATCGTACATACGACTCTTAGCAACGAATGTGGGCCATCTGAAGAAGTCATTTTCTTCATTTAACCAGAAAAACCCAGCGTAGTACGGATCATTCTCATACTTATCCGTATCCTCTGGACGCATAAATTCTTCAAAATCTTGCATTATGAAGCTCCTGCTAGTTCTTTCGCATAAGTTCTTGCATCATCTTCCCTGAGAAAGAACTTTGCGGTTACTTCTGGCCCGGTTTCTCTAGACCACTCAGAGGCAAAGTCAATAAGTTTGACTTCATATCCCCAAGTCTTTCTAAAGTTAATGATAGGCCGCAGTTTGACCACTAGATTTTTAGAGAAGTTTTTATAACTTTCTATTTTGTGGTGACGATTATTTTTGTGAAAATCTTTCTTCTTCATCAATTATCCCATTATATTTTACATGAACAAAGTCATCGATTAAAGCATTAGTTTGATTGAAACATGACATAATAAAAACGAAAACAAGGACTAAAAATGAACCTTTCACGAATTTACTCATCATATTCATCGAACTATTACTCCCCTACTGCTTCCGGTAGAAGGTCTGGATGAACTTCTCTAACTAATCTCTCAGTCAGACCGGAAACTTTTATCTTGCGAGTGATAATCTTGCAGAGGATTTCTGCCTCTTTGGGATTAAGACTCTCAAGAATCTGAATAAGAATGATTTTCATTCTTTCTTCGGATACATTACTGTCCGTATAGAACAGTCTAAGATCTTTCATTGCTTTCTCTAGATAACTATCTTCTAGTCCTAGAGGTGCCTTCGATGGGCGATATTCTGGAATTTTTTTGATAGCGAACTTGATGTTCCTATCGAACATATGTTGTAAAACACTCAAGAATCCAGTTCTTTGATGACCGGATAGAATATCTTTCTTTTGATTGATAGAACGAGTGGACTCTATTTCCTCAAAAATTTCAGATACTAACTTCATAATTTGCCTCTTTAAACTCAGACAATTCATCCATAAGAAGAATCATCTTGTTTTTAATAAAATAATCAAAAACTTTCTTCATGTCACCAGTCGGAAGCTTCTGATACTCTTGGAGAATTTGATTCTCTATTTCTTCGGGAACGAATGTTAGATCGACCAGTTGTTCATTTCTCTTATAGTTTCTCAACATATTAGAATCGCAAAACTCTTCTGGAGCTCGGTCAAGACTCAGCCAATCTACTAACTTATTTTTGGATAGGGCTTTTTGTCTCTTGCCCGATACAAATACATCATCTGGAGACAAGAAGTTAGGAATGCCATCTCCCCTATCCCCCCTAATAATGTGTTCTCTTATATATTTATAAGGATCAGAAGTTGAGATAAATTTCTTCAAAATAGGACTGTATTGTGCAACTCCTTCGTATCGTTGGAGTTGCTTGAAGTCTTTGTCACTGGAGATGATAAGTATCTTTTCTCTTGAAGAGAAGTGTCTTGTGAGAACACCAATTATATCATCTGCCTCTGCGTGTTCCACTTCAAGTATCTTATAAGGAAAAACTTCTCGTAGATCCCTCTTTACATCAGTAATAGTGTTAAAGATAAGATTCCAATCATAGTCAGAATCTTCACGCATTTTCCTACGAGAAGCTTTATAATACGGATAAATCTCCTTACGCCAAAAATTTTTATTATCACAACAGAGAATAATGTTTCCATAGTCTCCAGAGAACCTCTTTTTAACACTTAGAATGCTGTTGAGAATCATATGTCGAATTAAGTTTTCATCGACAGTTTCTTGGTAGGAGTTTATCTGCGTCATCAAGTTTGATATTACAACTTGATTCAAATCAACCAAAATCATTTAAAAATCCATTTGTATATTGTAGCACAGTATACAGAGTTATTCTGTATTTGTCAAGAAGCTTTTCCTATGATATCACCAACGGATACCCGATTGAACTTTGTCTCATTTCTATTTGTGTATTGATTAAAATCATGAGACTTGACAGTTCCTTTGAAGTGAAAACAAACATCAACATCTAATTGATCGTTATTATCAGCAAAGAATGATCCGTATCTTCCGGTCTTAGTCACAACACTATAGACGGTACTTTGACCATAATGCGTATTGACATCTTTCTTTTCGATAATTTTTGCGAACCAAAGAGCCCTTTCGCCAATCTTTCCAATAAATTCACTCA